CTCTGCGGGCCTTATACCGCTCATCGCGGATCCCGCTTTCCATGATGCGCTGCGTAAACTCAGCGATACCGTCACCATCTATGAAGCCCTTTTTCAAGAGGTCATCCATTTCCGTGTGACTGTTGAGCTGCATGAGGCTACCCAGTGCATCACCCCAGGTATCTACCCAGGACGCGGTACGCCTGGACACAGAGGCAAGGCGTAAATCCTTGTCGGTCTGCTCCAGGTAGTAGTTAGCATATTCCGGCAGGAATGTTTGGAATTGCTCCTTGAAGATCTCCGCGACTTTTTCCCGGAGGTCATCATTCAGCTTGACACCGGGCCAAATCTCAGAGGCAAATTGCTCAATATCCAGGGACTTGCCAACATGCCGCAGGAAATAGGATGTTTCCTCCTGCAGAACCTCAGCAAAGCGATCCTCCAAACTGCTGATAAACCGGGCTGTTTCTTTGGGGTGGGTGTAGCCCTCTGCCTCCAGCTCCTCTGCAAGATCGTCATCCGCTTTTGCAAGGTATGCGTCAATGGCCTTTAACAAAGGCTTGCAGCAGAGGCACATAATCAGCCCTCCTGTTCCATCTTCAAAAGCAGGCTGCGAACCTCTTTCATAACGGCCACGATTGCGGTATCGTCATGGGCCGAGGCCTTTGCAATCTGCTTTTCAAGGCCAGCAGTAATGCCGGCAAGATCTCCGGCAGCGGTACGGCCCTGCGCGTTCTGCACTGCAATGGGGATATCGCCCCACGGCTCCGTGAAGTCCTCGGACATTTCGCCCAGGGCGCTGTAAACAACAGCCTTGGCCTTATTGGGAGTGAGGCCGCCTGCATTATTGCAGACGCTGAGGATCTTAAACAGATCATCCGGGTTGGTGATATCCGGGGATTTGAAGTAAACCTCCACATACTTGAACTGATAGCCATTCAGCAGGCGGTTATTGATTGCCCAGGCAAGGCTCCGGCGCTCAGGCTGGAATACTTGCTCCTCGGTAATCTCCATGGCCGTCTGAGCCGTGGCGCGGTTAAAGTCTGTGGTGTAGGCGGTGTAGAGATCGGGAAGCTGGAAAGAACTCTGCACCTTGCGGCGATTGTTGTCAAGGTAGCCTTGGAACAGCTCATCCCTCTGCAGGATACCGGCAAGGTCTTTTACCTCGATCTCCGGGCGCTCCGTTTGGTCAAAGTCCGTCCGGGTGTCAGCGGCCTCAGTTTCCAGAATGACAAAGGCATGCTGACCGGCTGCGCCCTTGATATCGTTCATGTACTGCTGGAGCTTGTTAAAGCTCTCATCGGTGAGGGTGCCGCCCTTAACAATAATCATCAGAGGGGTGTGCCGCCCGTTCTCAAAATAGTTATTGTTCAGGTTCTCAGCCTTGCGGCTGCCGTCAATGCCCAGCACCTGACCGATCCACCGTACCTCACCGTAAGGCTCAGTGCCGATGGCAAACTCCAGAATCTCATTGGCCTGGAATTGCAGCTCCAGGGTTTCGCCCTCTTTCAGGTATTCGCCGGTGCGAACATCCATGATGCGGGGATCTCCAAACTCCTTGAAGTACACAGTATTGCCGCCAATCTGCTGCCGGTACTTGCGGTACTTCTTTTTCCGGGGTACTTCCTGCCCCTTGTAGTAGAATACGGTATCCAGGTAGGGATCCAGAGGCTTTGTCTTGCGGATAGACGGGGTATCGCGGATGAAGTCAATCTGCTGCACTTCGCCGGCCAGATTGCGGATCACCTCCAAATAGGCGATGCCGTAGGTTTCGCGGGCCTCGATCAGATCCTCAAAGACTTCCTTTGTGTCCTGTTCGATATTCAGGAGGTCAAGGATCTCCTGAGCGCGGGTGAACTCCGTTACCATTTCCGGGGTTTCCTCAAGATCCTCCCGGTAACGGATGCCGATGCCAAAACCGGCGATATTGTTCTTGTAGGCCCTGGTACACTGCGGGAGGATCGTGCTGTTGTTCACAAGCACCTTGAGGCCCGCAAGCTCAACGGGCGGTTCCAGCCAGTCACTCGCATTAAGGTTTTCCTGCCGGGATAACTGCTGCGGGGAATCCGACTTTTTGACCGGGGCCTGGGCTTTTATGATCCTAGTGCCTACGGACGCGGGTTTCTTTTTACCCATTGGTCTTTACTCCTTTCTTGGGCTTTTTGGGTTTTACAGGCATACAGATAAGCAGGAGGCAGTCCGCTTCGTCAGGGGACGGGAGGCCGCGGGCTTTCATAGCCTTTTTGCTCTCCAACTTGATCTTGCTATTGTCTGTCATGCTGTACTTTCTGCAAGAAAGCTGAGCCACCAAATCATCATCGTTTGGCAGGATCAGCTCTACGGGTTTTGGGATGCCCTCCTCATCAAAGGGCTGTAAAAGTCTTTTGACAACGGCCATCATGTAGGTTGTGGTGTCATCGTAAAACTTGTGGGCGATTTTCTTACCGAAAATAACCGGGACCACCTCATACCACCAATAGCGCTTAGGATCGTTTCTCTGGAGCTGACGCAAGCGGTCTGTTACACCGCCGCCCACGCCGGTATCGTCAATCTTGATTGCTATGGGGATATCCTTTGCGGGATCCAGCTTGTAGCGCTGTACCAGGTTCTGGCCCAGCTCGATAAGGTCATCAGCGGTTTTCATGGTGTCCTGGCCGTTCCGTTTCTTGTAGATCGTGACCTTTTCATCGGTACGGTATCCAATGACGGTCTTATCATCACCGAAACGGGCCACATCGCATCCAATATGGATTAGGTGCGGCTTCTGCAGCGGCTTGTATTCCGTCATTATGGATCTTTCGATCAGGGGCAGGGGGATAAATACATCATCCTCAGCCAGTGGGAACTCGCCGGCAACACGGACGCGGAAAACATCGCTATCCTCACCATACATGCGGATGATGGTTTCCACAAATTCCTTACTGACGCGCGGGCTGTTCCGTCCGTCAATGTGGAATGTCTTGTAGCTGGCCCGGTTCTTGTTGTGGCTCTCATAGAAAAAGCCGCTCAACTGCGTGGGGTTGCCACACATGAGCAGCTTTGCATTTTTGGTGGACAGGGAGCCTAGCACAGGCTCAAAGATCTTATCCTTTACGCCGCTGGCCTCATCAATGATGTACAGGACATGCTCCGCGTGGAAGCCCTGCAAGGCATCAGGGGTGGAGGCTGTACGGCCCACGGCAAACCATTCTTCCGGGTGTTCTTTCAGATAAACCTTTTCTTTTGTCCATATCAGCTCATTGTTCAGCGTGGGGCAGTGTCTGAGCCACTTGCTGATTTCTGCCCACAGGATATCAAAAAGCTGGTGCTGCGTGGGCGCTGTGCAAGGGATCTTGGGGTAGGGCCGCGTTACCATAAACCAAATAACGCACCACGCCTCAACGGTACTCTTACCGATACCGTGGCCGCTTCGCACAGAGGTCATTTGATTATCTGCAACGCTCTGGAGGATAGCTGCCTGGACGGGATCCGGCTTTGCTCCGATGATATCCTCCACGAACTCTACGGGATGGTCTGCGTAATACAGGATGCTTTCAGGGGTTCTCATTCATCCTGCCTCCTTTCCCATGCTGCAGAGATCAAGTCTGCAAGGCTGCCGCTTCCGGGGCCGGTGCTTTCCTGCACAGGCTCTGTCAGCCGTACCACATCCTCGCGGTTCTCACGCTCCAGGCGCGTTGCCTCCCGGATAAGGGCAATCAGGTTCTTGGGGTCAATACTCTCAGGGTTCAACTTTTCCAGCGCCGCAAGCGCCTTGAGCTGCATTTTCAAGGCCATGTCGATATGACGATCAGCCATACCGCGGGCCTTTTTTACGGCCTGTTTGTGGGCCTGTTTCTGCAACTCATTGTCATACTCGCGTACCCGATCCTCCCAATTCCAGGTTTCTTTCCATCTTCGGATTAGAGTGTAACTTTTGTGTAACTCCTCAGCAACTTCCTTGAGCGTCCGTTTTTCGCCCATGTCACGGTAGATAACAAAGGCCTCAAAGGGCTTTTCTCCCTCCTTGGGCTGGCGTTCCCAGGGCTTCGTATCGCTGCGTTTCTGCATTACACTCCTCTCCTTTGAAATTTAGTAAGGGGTGCTTACTTCACGGCGATCCAGCCGCAGAAATTAAGGCAGCGCCAGAACATATCTACCTTTTTGAACCCGGCTGTTTTCAGCATGTCCACATTCCAGTCGGCCTTGAGGGGAGATAGGACATTTTCCAGGCTCTTTATCTTAGCCTGGATTTGCTCCTCGGTGTACCCGTTCTGCCGCTTCATTTCGTAGTACAGCTCTACCATCAGCTCATCCATATTCTCACTGATGATCTTTTCTACAAAGATAAACGCGCCTCCGGGTACTAGGCTGTTGTAGATATCCTCAATGATTTTCTGCCGGTATGCGGTGGGCATAAACTGGAGGCTCAGCACGGATAGCACAAGGCTGGACTGTCCAGGGATCGGGAGAAATTCCCACAGATCCCCTTGTTCCACCCTTACGCAATCCTCATGCTCAGCGTACCGATCCCGGCAGGCCTCAGCCATCGCCGGCGAATTGTCGATCAGCAGGAAATCATTGTCCCGGCCAAAGGTATCAACAAAGGGCTGTACAGCTAGGCCGGTGCTGCATCCAATGTCAATGATGGTGGTATCGGGCTTTACGAACTTACGGCCAGCCTCATACACAAGGCTCCGCATAGAACGGTAATCCGGGATGCTCCGCTCAAGCATGTTAGCGAAACAGGCGGTCACCTCGGAATCAAATTCCCATTTTCCCTCCGGGTGTACATTGTCGCGCTCGGTCATGCTTTATCAGCTCCTTTCGGGAGCTTGATACCCAGGCGATGCTCAAAGGCCTCCCGCGCTCTCTGCGACAGACCCATGCGGGAGCCGTCCGGGTAGGGTAGCTCAAATTCAAAATCCAGGGCAGCGGCCAGCGCCTGCGGATTTACCACAGGTTCGGTCACTTCCATGTACCAAAACTTGTTTATCATTTCCAGGCGTTTCACGCGGCCAAAGCACGGGGCAAAGATCTCCCGCATTTCTGCCTCCGCGTGGCCTTTCTGCACCTTGGGGTGCTTGGCGATATCGCCCAGGATGGTGTTAGGCTCATAATCAAGATCAAAGGTCAGCACCTTTTCCGTGGTCATGTACTTCTTTTTGGTGTTCACGAACTGCGGGGCCTTATCGCTCTGACACCAGCAGACGCAAGTGCCGCCGGGGGAACACAGGGCCGCGGCAATGATTGCCACCATCTTTCTGTCAGCCATGAACGGTACAGAATTGAACACACTGGAAATAAACACGGTGCTGTACTGGGTACCGGCCTCCACCTCATCCAAAAAGCGGTTAGCGATCTCAAGGCTCTTTTCCTTGTGGATCTTATCGCCGGCGGTCACAAAGTACGGCTCAAATGCCGATACATGAATACCGGCTTTTCTCAGCGTCCGGGTGTTGCTCAGCTTGCCGGCACCGAAATCCACCACAGAGGATCCGTAGTACCGCTTCCAGGTTTCCAGGGCCGCGCCCTCCAGCTTGCAGAAGTCCCGGCCATTGTTATTCGGGAATACTCCCTTAAAAAAGCCATCGCCCAGGGCGGCGTTGCCCTCTGCATCAGTTTCCCGTGTGGTTCTCTCCCGCATAAAGGAATTGAACCGCAGATCGTCTGCGTATGTACTCTCCATATCAAAATCCATGGATAGCAGATTGAGCATCGCGGATGCAAATTCCTCCTGCGCCTTTGTGACGGTCACGGTGGGGATGATCTTGCGGCCCGCTTCCACTGCTGCCTGCAGGCGGCCAATACCGTTGATAACGGTTCCGTCCTCACTAATGACAACCGGCATGGAGGTTCCGATCTGCCGTTCCAGGCTCTTTGCAAGCTGCTTGATATGGCTATCAAAACTCCTGTGGTTCTGCTTTGCCAATTTCATGGTATCTACCCGGCGCAGGGCATACACACACGGGTACGCCTCTTTGCTGTCCGGCGCGATATCCGGGAGGCTGTCGATCATGGCCCCAATATCCAGGGAGTACAGCCGCTTCTTGATGATGGAACAGGTGTCCTGCTTCTGCAGATCATTGGTAGCTCTGTTGAACAGGACATTGACTGCTTTCCTCTCGCCCAGGGCTTTGCTATCCACATACTCAACGGGGATCTGTGTAAATCCCAGCCGGCGGGCTACAAGCTGCCGTTGGTGGCCGCTCAGGATCTCACCGCTCTCATCCGCAAAGATGGGCAGCAGGAAGCCCAGCTTCCGCAGGGAAAGGGATGTAAGGTGCAGGCGCTTTTCGTCATTCTTCCGGGGGTTGTACTCGGAAGCCCGTACAGCGTCAATGGGTACCAGCTTAATCATTGTACAGCAACCTCCTCTTGAACTCAGCGGCAATCTCTTTTTCATCAAAAATGCCGCGGTCACGGATCGCCTCCAGGAACCGGCGATATCTGGACACTTCCACCTTGAAATGCAGATGGCCCACACGGACTAGGGTTGTGGAATCGGTGAAGTCATCCAAGGGGTTTTCCTCATCGTCATCCTCATTACCCGGCTCATCCGCGTATCCGTCA